TTGACCATTGTTATGAGATGGCAAGAGGTTATAATTTTCAATTATCTTTTGTAAACTTTGAACAGTTTACGAATGGATTAAACGCCAAAGAGGAGAGTTTCTTTGGCTAATTTCCCAACCAAAAAATATGGAGTAATATATGCTGACCCGCCTTGGCAATTTAAACTTAGGTCCGATAAAGGCAAGGATAAAAGTCCTGAAAGACACTATCCTGTGCTTAGCCTTGCTGACATTTGTAGGTTACCTGTTAACACAATTACTGAGGACAATGCAGTCCTTTTAATGTGGGTATGTGACCCTATGTTAGACCAGGCGTTTAAGGTTATAGACGCCTGGGGATTTAAATTTAAAACAGTTGGTTTTACATGGGCAAAAACGAATCGAAAGAAGTTAGGATTTTTTACTGGTCTAGGTTATTGGACAAGAGGTAATCCTGAGATGTGTTTACTTGCAACAAAGGGTAGACCAAAAAGAAAGGCCATGGATGTGGCACAACTAGTGGTATCACAAAGAGGTAGACATTCTGAAAAACCACTAATACATAAAGATATTGAAAGATTGGTAGACGGTCCGTATATAGAACTATTTGCTAGAAAGAAACCTTACGACAATTGGGATTATTGGGGTAACGAGGTAGAGGCTTGACATTAGCAATACTTTATAGTATAATACCTCTATTATTAATGTGTTTATTATTATGGATGTGGAATGGCGAAGACACTAGATAGAGAACAAGCATTACATTGTGCTAGTATATTCAATGACTATTTTGGTCAGTTTGAAAGAATAGACCAATACATGCGTGACCAGAAAATGGCTCAGATTGAAAGTCTGCCTACTTCACTTCCTGGTATGGGGTTTGATAGTGATATGTTCAACGACTTCACTATGTCACCACAAGATATGGATTTACAAGTTGTAGAACTAGATAATCACACATGGGACACCTGTATTAATATGATATCAAGTCATAGTAATATGACAAGTATTCCAGGTAAGACTTTAAAACTTGCCGTAAAAGAAATGAACACAGGTAAGTTTGTAGGCTTTATGAGATTTGGTTCGCCAGTTATAAACTGTAAACCTAGAAATGATATGTTAGGTAATGTACCTGATTTAAAAGTATTTAACAAGACTGCTATTATGGGTTTTGTAATTGTACCATGTCAACCATTTGGTTTTAATTATCTTGGTGGTAAATTATTGGCTGGTCTATGTTGTTCACATCAAGTAAGAGAGATGTTGAATAAGAAGTATGACATGAACTTGGTGTTATTTGAAACTACATCTTTGTATGGTAAAACAAAAGGTGCCTCAATGTATGACGGCATGAAACCATTTTTAAGATACAAAGGTAATACAATGTCAGATTTTATTCCTATGTTACATGGCAAACCATACCTTGACATGGTAAAATATGTTGAAGATATTATTGGTAAAGGTGAACTAGTACCAGAGGGTGCTTCAAGTCGTAAACTTAAAATGACCACAGGTATTATTGGTCTAGTAAAAAAAGCCCTTGATGGTGACAATTTAAAAAATTTCAATACTACAATTGCAAATGCTAAAAACCTTACTGAACAAAAAAGATATTATGCAAGTAATTATGGTATAGAAAACTTTGTAGATATTGTAAATGGTAAGACACAAGATATAGTAAAGGCACCAAACTATGACAGATACAACGACAAAGAAATTATAGAATGGTGGAGAAAGATGGCTACTAAAAGATTTGACAATCTAAATAGTGATGGTCGTTTACGAAATGACCTAGAAGTCTGGACAAAAGATAGTGAGATTGACATTATCAGATGACGCTTGACAATTATGAACAAATGGTGTATATTATACAAAACTAAGGAGAAATTATGAGTGATTTTTTAAAAGACATTATCAAAGATACAGGCAACGAATATGCCACATTAGCAAAAGATGGTGTTGCTGGAGGTGATGTCGATTCGTTTATAGATACAGGCTCATACTCTTTCAATGCTTTATTATCAGGTTCAATTTATGGTGGTTTACCAAACAATCGTATCACAGCAATTGCTGGTGAGGCTGCGACAGGTAAAACATTCTTTGCATTAGGCATAGTAAAAAGTTTTTTAGATAAAGACCCTAACGCAGGTGTTATCTACTTTGAATCAGAGAATGCTATCTCAAAAGACATGATTGAAACTCGTGGTGTAGATAGTAGTAGAATCGTTGTAATGCCAGTTGCAACAGTACAAGAATTTAGAGCACAATCAATTAAAGTAATTGAAAAATATATAGCACAACCAGAGGCAAGTAGAAAACCTATGATGTTTGTATTAGATAGTTTAGGTATGTTATCTACTACAAAAGAGATGGAAGATACAGCTGCTGGTAAAGAAACTAGAGATATGACAAGAAGTCAAATTGTAAAATCTACTTTCCGTGTATTGACCTTAAAACTAGGTCAAGCAGGTGTTCCTATGATTATGACCAATCACACATATGATGTTATTGGTTCTATGTTCCCACAAAAAGAAATGGGTGGCGGCTCAGGTTTGAAGTACGCTGCTTCATCAATCATCTACCTAGGTAAGAGAAAAGAAAAAGACGGTACCGAAGTAGTTGGTAATATCATTCATTGTAAAAACTTTAAGTCAAGAATAACAAAAGAAAATGCTCAAATTGATGTACGACTATCTTATAAACAAGGTTTAGATAGACATTATGGTCTGTTAGAACTAGGTGAAGAGTGTGGCGTATTTAAAAAGGTATCTACCAGATATGAAATGCCAGATGGCACAAAGGTATTTGGTAAGTCTATCAATACAGAGCCCGAAAAATATTTTACAAATGAGGTATTAGATAAGATTGATGAGTACACAAAAAAGAAATTCACATACGGACAAGACGAAGAGTAAATATACATTTGCCCAAAAAGGCAATGCAGATTATTCCTCTATAAAACTTACAGAGGGTAAATTCAAAGATGTAATTTATCATTACGGTAATGTGTCGTTTGCACCTGAAGAAAATTCTGAGGGTAAATTACCAATGAAGTTTGATTATGTGATTGACAAAAAACCAGATGATTTAGAGCTTGACAATCAAGAGTTTATAGATTATATTGGTGATATTTTATTAGAACTATTAGAAAAAAAGGTAAATGATGGTACAGCAATCGAGGATTGAAAATACAATACTAGCCAGCCTCTTCTTTAAAGAAGACTATACTAGAAAAGTTTTACCTTTTATCAAAGAAGAATATTTTGGTAATCGTGTTGAACAGTTATTGTTTGGTGAAGTATTTAAGTTTGTTGAGAAGTATAATAATCTTCCAACTAAAGACGCCATTCTAATTGAACTTAATAGTAGAAGAGATATTAATGAAGAAGAATTACAAAACATAAAAGATTATGTTGTTGCAGTAGAAAATACAGAAGCAGATGACCAATGGTTACTTGAAACTACAGAGAAGTTTTGTAAAGACCGTGCCGTTCACAATGCAGTATTAACTGGTATTAAAATACTTGACAACAAAGATAAGAAACAAACACCAGAAGCAATACCACATATTTTATCAGAGGCATTGGCCGTATCATTTGACAAGTCAGTTGGTCACGATTATATTGAAGACGCAGAATCTAGATTTAAATTCTATCATACAAAAGAGAAGAGATATCAGTTTGATTTAGATTACATGAATAGAATTACCAAAGGTGGTGTCCCTAGTAAGACATTGAATATTGCCCTTGCAGGCACAGGTGTTGGTAAATCATTATTCATGTGTCATGTTGCTTCAAGTTATTTGTTACAAGGTCTTAATGTATTGTATATCACTTTAGAAATGGCTGAAGAAAGAATTGCTGAAAGAATAGACGCAAATCTTTTAGATGTTACTATGGAAGATTTACACGAAATGCCTAAACAATTGTATGACGGCAAGATTAAAAAGTTGAGAGAAAAAACACAAGGTCAACTTATTGTAAAAGAATATCCAACGGCGTCTGCTCATGCAGGTCATTTTAAATCGTTGATTAATGAATTAGCTCTAAAGAAATCCTTTAGACCTGATGTTATCTTTATTGATTACCTGAACATTTGTGCTTCAAGTAGATTTAAAGGTGGTAATATTTCGTCTTACTTTTATATTAAAGCAATTGCTGAAGAGTTAAGAGGTTTGGCTGTAGAAAACAATGTACCAATCTTTAGTGCAACACAAACAACAAGAACTGGTTTTGTGTCAACTGACATTGGTCTTGAAGATACTTCCGAATCTTTTGGCCTTCCGGCAACTGCTGACTTTATGTTTGCCTTAATGTCAAACGAAGAACTAGAGGCATTAGGTCAGATGAAAGTAAAACAGTTGAAGAACAGATACAATGACCCAAGCGTTAATCGTGCATTTATTATTGGTGTTGACAGAGCCAAAATGAGATTGTATGATGTACAACAAGCAAGTCAAAACATTGTTGATTCAGGTCAAGTAGAAGAAAAAGAGGATGCTTATAATAAGTTTAGTGATTTTAAATTGTAGTATATGGTAAAGACTAGAAAAAAACAAAAAGTAAGATTTCATAAAGGCGATAAGAGACCAGGTGGAGGTTTAAGTAAACAATTGAGTTACACAGTTGAAATGATTAAAGAGGGTAGAAAAATATTATGGCATGTAATAGAAGACCCTACAAAAAATATTGTTGGTAAATACTTCTTTGAAGAAGACGCTAACCAACTTGCAGATTTCCAGAATGAACACAAAGTCTGGACTGTGAACGGTGGTATTCCAAGGTTTCTTTGGAACTGGACCGAGTGACCTATCTAGTCACAGAAAATTGTATCAAATGTAAACATATGACATGTGTAGATGTGTGTCCGGTGGATTGTTTTTACGAGGGAGAAAATATGCTCGTAATTAATCCTGATGAATGTATTGATTGTGGTGTATGTGAACCAGAATGTCCTGTTAACGCAATTGTTCCCGACAGCCATCTAAAAGATAATGAACTTGAAACATGGTTGAATATTAATACCAAGTATTCTAATATCTGGCCAAACATAGACGAGGGTAGACCTGAAGATGTACCTAAAGACGCCAAAGATTGGGACGGTGTACCAAACAAAATCAAATACTTCTCCGATAAGCCAGGATAGCACTTGCCAAAAACTCCTAAATAGTATAAGGAGTTTTAAATGGCAGAAATTAAATTTGACGATTTACTAAAAGAGTTTACAGGCACAACTGTGCCTAGGTGGACAGCTCTTGTTAGTAAGATTGCAAATAAAGACAAGTTTACCTTAAACAAATCGACCGCAGAGGTCACTTTAAATTATCTCACTAAAGAGTTAGAGGGTTTGTTTAAAGACGGTAAAATTACCACTATACAAAATAATTATAGAGGTAAACCCTTATTCAAAGCCAGTAACGGTGCTGAATTAAAACTATCAGACCTATTTAAATCCTCTGATTTTGGTGGTGGTAAAGGTTCAGGAGGTGGTGCTGAAGAAACTGAACGAAATGAATCAGCACAATGTTTATATGCTGGCCTTGTTTACTATGTTTACAAAAAACAGATGAACATAAACAAAGCGCCAAGTAAAAAAGATTTTATTGAAGCCTTTAAACATTGTGATGTATCTGCTAAGTTTGAAGAGTTATTAGATTTGCCGTATCATTGGCATTATTCATCTATTCTAGGTGCAAATAAACTCTTTGAACAATGTAAAGGTGTTTATGAATTTCACAGAGGTTCATCTACTGTAGATATGATTGAAAAAAAATTTAAAGAAATAAACAGTAGAGAGAAAGCATTTGGTAATTTAAACAAATGGTCTCCTGCTGATATTTACATGTTTAGCAATAGAGGTAAAATGGCTGTTAGAACCGAGATTAGTCAAGCGACAACTATTCAAGGTTTAAATAACTTGATGTTAAAATATATTAAATCAAAAGATATTGTTGGCGTTTCACTAAAGAAAATTGAGGGTGTTAGAGCTAAATTAACTGAAAATAATATGTCAGATAATAAATCATCCGTTTCATATACAGGTTACCAGATTGTTGCAAACAATAAAACTGATATGTTTGATAGTATGGATGTTTATCTTGAACATAGTAAAGGTAAAACACAATTCAGGTCATTTGGTGGTACATCATTAACTGGTTGGCAAGGTGAAGGAAAAGGCGCTACTGCTAACCAAGGTAAAATATCATTAGGACCTTTAAACTTTATATTGAAAGCCAATGGTGTGAAACCATTACCAGAAAGTCAAGTATCTGCCAGGTTTGCAACAGCACCAAATAGTGGATACTTTACAGAGTTTTATAATACAGCAAAAAAATTAAAAGTAAAGGGTCTTGATAAAACTCAAAAAGGTTTTATAGCTAGATGGTATAGAGCACCTAATCCTTGGAAATATTCAAAATATCTTGGTATTCTATTAGTAGATAGAGTTATAAATCTACCAACTAAACAGAGAAACAATGTAATGACAGATATATTCTTATATTCTGCCTCTAAATCTAATTTCGCTGGACCTTACCTCAAACTTGAATAATCTTATAAATAGTAGTATATTTGTTAATGAATTTGCTTGGGGGGGCTTGCCAAAGTCTTCAATTTATAGTATAATGGATAAAAATGAGAGAGAAAAATGTTTAATTTTAAAGGTTTCCTTACACAGGATAAGAATACACACCTAGAACACCTAGAAGATGATATCATCAATAGAGGTGCAGTAGGTGGTGACAACGCAATAAACTTCCTAAAATCAGTTAGAAATATGCTGGCCGGTACTACTGGTAGTAAAACAAATATAACTGTTAAATGGGACGGTGCGCCTGCTATCATTTGTGGTATCAATCCAGAAAATGGTAAATTCTTTGTAGGTACTAAATCAGTATTTAACAAAACCCCTAAAATTAATTACACAGTTTCAGACATTCGTAGAAACCATGGTGGTGTGGTTGCACAGAAACTAGAAGTTTGCCTTGCAAATTTAAAAAGATTAAACATCAAAGGTATTCTACAAGGCGACTTGTTGTTTACAGATGATAAGAAAGTAATCTCTATAGACGGTGAAAAGATGTTATCTTTTACACCTAACACCATTACATATGCAGTACCACAAAATAGTGGAATTGGTAAAAGAATTGCTAATGCCAAGATGGGAATTGTATTTCATACACAATACAATGGTAAGAAGATGGATAGTTTATCTGCCAGTTTTGGTACAGTAACAGGTTCATCAAACAGAAATGTATTTTTGGCAAGTGCAGCTTATAAAGAAACTGCTGTATTATTTCCTAAATCAGAGTTATCTAAATTTGACGCACAGATAAGAATGGCTGAAGGCTCTCTTAAAAAGGCTGCTCCTATTTTAAACTTAATGAGTAAAAATATAACAGATGACCTATCTGTAGGTTACAGATTAAAAACATACTTCAATCATTTTATTAGAAATTCAAATAGTAGTATGGATAAAGTTGCAGTAATGCAAAAACAATTTAGAGATTACTTTGAGAGTGTATTACAGAATGAAATAGATAGTAGAAAAACACCAAAAGGTAAAGAAAAATTTATTAAAGCAAAGAAAGATGGTCTACAGTTTATTGATAGAAATAAACAAGCATTATACTTTGCCATTGCCTCACACATTACATTAGGTGTGGCAAAAACTACCTTATTACAAAAGATGAATCAGATACAAAGTATCGGTAACTTCATTAGAACATCAACAGGTTATAGAGTAACAGCACCAGAGGGT